TGGTTGCAGTGACTTCTCACTCACAGTGTCGTCGCATTGAGCTCGACGCCGGAATTCGGATTAATCGTTATTCGGTACTTCCGGATGTCGCCTGGGTGAAGGTCGACAGCCACTTCCTTGCGATCCTTGCCTTCGCGGTATCCGCACAACCCGGAGCCAGTGTTCCACGTGCCCAGGACTCGATTGCCGCTCGGGACGTGGAACACGGCCCTTTCGCCTGTCCCAAGTTTTGCTACCACCTGCCCATCGATGAACACGGCTCCAAGGCACCCGCTCCCGCTAAAGCCGACATCACGGGTCACCACAATGGTGGCGTCCCCGTCAGAGGATGCCTGATACGCTAGCAAACGGTCCGGCGTAGGCGTTCGGATCTGGGTGTCTTTGGGCGGCTGGGTTTGACACCCGGCCAGCACCAGCCCCAGCACCACCGTGAAAACCTGCATTCCTATGCGCATCTGACCCGTCCTCCGTTGTCGAGGCGGTCAGTTTGCCATTAGGCAGCGTCGCGGGGAATCGCGCGAGCCGGCGGCCGCGCAACAAGCCGCAGGCATTCCTGCCAGTAGCCGCCGAACACATCGCGGCTGGATAGCCGGCCGTGCATGTGGTGCAGCATGTTGCCATCGCCTAGCCAGATGCCGGCGTGGTTCGGGACGAGGTTTTTGCTGCGCACCTGCATCAGCAGCAGGTCACCGCGCTGGACGTCCGCCAGCCTCACCTCGCGGAACCCGCACTCGACCAGGTGATCCATGTAGAGGTTCGAGCGGCCATCGTCCCACCAGCCGTCGCGGCGCGCGAAGTCCGGCAGCGCCAAGCCCCACTCCTGCCTGTACCAGTCGCGCACCAGCGCGTAGCAGTCGAGGACGCCGTGCGCGAAGGCTCGCCCCACCAGCGGCGCCTGGTGGCCACACGGCTCCAGCGTCTGCACCTCCACGGCGCGCGGCGCGCCGTCAGCGTTCTCCACGCTGATGATCGCCCACGGCAGTTCGGAGGCCTCGCAGGACACCCTGTCGGCCTCCGACGGCCTGGCCGGCGCATCTGGATGCGAATGCACCAGCATGACGATCTCGCCGGCATCGTCGGCAGCCGCGTAGTCTTCCGGCGCCAGCACGAAATGTTCGCTGGGCGTGGCCGCGGTATTCCGGCATGGCCAGTAACGCTCCCTGCCCTTCACGACCACCACCAGGCCGCACGCCTCGCGCGGATACTCCGCCTCCGCGTGCGCGATCGCGGCCGCTTGCGTTTCGGGCGTCACTTGATTAGAGAAGCTGCAGGAAAACTTCCGTAAGGAAGCTCGCCGTTCACACCGAAACGGAACTGGCAGCCCTTCAACTTGCCGCTGCAGCGATCGAGCGCGGGGTCCGTCGTGGGCACATCGTCGACCGTGGCCACCGGCGGACCGTTGTACCCGCAATAGGGGCCACGGTAGCCGCCGCGGGTGAGCCATGCGCACGAGTTAGCGATGATCTGCCGCCCGGGCAGCTGTCGACTATTGAAGTCGAGGGCGCTCGACAATTCCCAGGTGAGCACCTCGCTGGTTTCAGCGGATCGCCGCTCAAGGAACCAGATATCGAGGGGCATCTCTTGCGTTGGGTCGGCCGTCGGGTTCACACCGGCGAAGTTGGCCGCGTCCAGGTATTTGCCCAACGTGCGATGGCGAATCAGCTTCGCGCCGACAAGATCCTGGTAAGCCAGGCACAGCGCGGTCATGCGGCCATCCACATTGCCAGCGGACAGCGTCGGTGTCGGCGGCTGGTCCGGGTTGAGCTCGAAACCCTCGGCATCGATCGGCCATGGCGAATACTCCACACCCTGCCACCAGATTGATCCGATCTGCGTGTAGCCATGGAAGAACAGCCGGTCGGCGCCGAGCGACGTGGCATCCAGTTCGAACAGCTGCACCCACGCGCCCGGCTCGAGCTGTTGGATATCGGCGGTTATCGTCATGGGGCGAACTTCTGCTGGAAGGTCGCGGTGATCGTGTAGATCCCGCTCGCCTCGTTGATGTTGAACGTGGTGACCTTGTAGATGCCCTGCACGCCCATGATGGGCGTCCACAGAAAGCCGGAGGCGCCCTTGTGGGCGCGGAAGAAATCGACGATTGGCTGCATCTCCGCTTTGCTACCGCTAAAGGTCAGCGGCCAGCTCTGGGTCTCGTTGTTGATGCCGTCCTCAGCCTCTTGCGAGTAGCCGTCGCCGAACTGCGCTGACAGCACCGCAAAGGTCGACGTCCCTGTTGGATTGGTGAGCGGCCGCCAAGTGAAGACGTCCATCAGCGGCCTCCCGAGCCGTTACGAAGCCGCCAAATCTGGCCGCCAGGCTGAATCGCGCGCGAGATTTCACCTTGCGCAACGGCGCGCATGCTGTCGCCGAATTGGCGCATCGCTTCGCTGTTGGTGTTTTGGTCGACGGAGGACGTGCCGTCGCTGGCAATGCTGATCGACTGGGTGAAATAGATGTCGCCGGAGCCGCCAGACGACGCGATGCCAAGTCGACCATCGGCGCCGCGCTTTAACGGCATGATCGCTTCGGGACCGGCTTCGCCGAACACGCCGGCGCCGCTGGCGAACTTGAACAGATGCGGTGAGTCGTAGATGCCGCCGCTGTAGGCGCTGAGGCTGGGCGAGTCGTATACGCCGCCCTTGGCATTGAAGCTCCAGCCGCCACCCTCACCTGCCCAGCTGGTCGATAGGGAACCGCTGCCCGTGTAACTCGACCCACCGTTGAGCGTGTCGCCATAGCCCGACGCGCTGCCGCCGCCGATACCGAAGGCCGATAGGATCGCAGCGACGGCCTGCTGCTCGGCCAGCTTGATGGCGATCTTCTCGATGTCCTCGATCACTCCGATCGAAAAATCGTGCCATTTGCTCCCAGTCTTGTTCAGCGCCGCGACGGAAGCGTCTGCGAAACCATCCATGACGTTTGTGGTCGTGCTGGCGAACTCGCCGGCGACATTGGTCGCCTGGTCGGCCCAGTTCTGATATCCGCGGGCCACGCCATTTTCCCAATCAGCCTCGGCAGCCTTCTGCTGGGCATAGCCGTCGGTGATGATCTGGACTTTCTCGTTCGTCGCGCGGCGAAGCGCTTCGACGTCGGCGTCGTACTGATCCTGGGTGATGCCGCCCGACTCACCATGGCTGCCGGCCTGCAGCTTGAGCGCGAGGTCTTGCAGCTTGCTGGCCTGGTCCGTATAGGCCTGGTTGATCTTCTGCTGCTGCTGGAATTCTTGATCACCCATGCCGAAATGGGCCACCTCGGCATCCATCTGCGCTTTCAGCGACTGGTTCGCTTTCTCCAGCGCCTCGCTATAGGCATCAACTGCTTGCTGCCGCTTCTGATAGGCGGCCTTCTGCTGGTCGGCCAGCTGGTCGCTCTTGCTCATCGCGTCGGCTTCGATCTTCGACGCCTCGGCCTCAAGCGTGTTGATCTGGCTGTCGAGCTTGATGCGCTCGGCGCCAATGGCCTTGCGCTGCTGCAGGCGCGTGATCTCCGCCTGGATGGCAGTCACCTGGTCGGCTTCGTTCTGCCACAGCAGGTCGGTCGCCTGCTTGTAATAGTCCTGTTCGGAAAGCGTGCCCGCCTTGCGCGCCGTTTCCAGCTCGGCCTGGCTGTTCTTGTACGCATCAGTCATCGCCGCCAGCGATGCCTTGAAGGCCGCTACCTGCGACGCCTCGTCGGCGCTGTCCGCGCTCTTGGCGTCGTGGTTCGTGTACTTCTTGTCGATCTGCGCCAGCGCGGTGGTTTGATCCGCCAGGTACTTCGTCTTGTTCGCCGGATCGGCGGCCAGCAGCGCCGCGGTGGCGTCCTTTACCTTCTTGATCTCTTCGGCCTTCGCCGAATCGGCCTTCGCGGCCTTGAGATACTGATCCATGACATCGCTGCCCTTGATGGCAGCCTGCTGGATCTTGGCGTTAGCGGCGTCGTTGTCAGCGGCCCACTTCTCGAGGTCGGCGCCCGGCTGGAGCGCCAGCGCCTTCGCACGGTTCGCCTGGACAACCGGATTCTGCTCGGCCTGCGCGTCCGTCTGATGGAAGCTGGCCATCAGGTTCTGTTTGTAGGTGTCGGCCAGCTGGTTGAAGTGGGCGACGTCATCCGACAGCGACGTCGGGCGCCCCACATTCTTGATGCCGTCCCACGCATCCTTGGCGGCCGTTTCGACCGCGCGCCACGACTTCTCGACGGTCCCCAGCTGCGCACGCATGTCCGCGGCGCGCGCGGTGAACGCAGCCGCGGCGGCATCTTGGGCCGCAGACGACGCGGCTTCTGCGTTCCCCTCCTCCACCAACGCGCGGATATGCTCGGCCTGGGAGAGGCTGAGGAAGTGATACTGGTCGTTGAGCTTCTCGATCGACTTGACCGGATCGTCGGCCAGCTCGGTGAACTTGCTGACCGCCTGGTCGATGCTCTGGCCGGTCAGCTCCGAAAAGCTGACGACGCCCTGGGCCACGATCTGCAGCTGATCGCCCGTCACCTTGCCGGAGCCGATCAACAGCTGCAGCGCGTCACGCGCGTCCCCGATTTTGCCGGTGGACTGGCCAATCGCCACGGCCATCGCGTTCACCTGGCCCGTAGTCACGCCGGCATAGTTGCCGGTGGCGATGATCGAGGCGTTGAGCTTGTCCTCTTCAGCCGCGCCCGCGATCACCCCGGCGGCCAGGACACCGATCGAAGCGGTGATGCCAAGCACCAGCAGGCCAATCGGCGACAACGCAGCAGCAAGCAAGCCGGAGCGACTGGCCAACGTGGCCAGGGAGCCTTCGAGGTTGCCGAAGTTGCCCTGGGCGATCTCGCCCACCATGACGCCCAGTTCGCGGCGCGCACCGGCCGTGCTGAGCTTGAACCCGCCCATGGCCTGGTCGGCGCCGGCGATTTTCGCGCGCGCCTGATCGATGGTCGCGGCGTAGGTCTGGAAGTCAGCATCGCCGATCGAGCCGCTCGCGCGCGCGGCGCGCAGCTTGGCTTCGTATTCGTCCAGTCGTGCCAGCGCTGCAACCGTCGGATCGATCTTACCCAGCAGGTCAGCGAGCGCGGCAGCTTCAGCCTGAGCCGCCGCGGCCGAGGCCTTCTCTGCCGCCGCCGTTTCCAGCGCTTCCCGCTGAGCCTTGTCTCGCGCAGCGTTGACGGCATTGATTGCCTGCAACTGTTCCTGTTGCGCAGCTCGCACAGCAGGATCGAGAGATGCTGCGCCACGAGCAGACAGGGGTGTACTGGCGTTCTGGCTTGCAGCACCAGCGGCGGCCACCGCTTTGAAGCGCACGTCGTCATCGAGCTGCTGCTGCGCCAGCGCGGCCATCGATGCACGCGCGGCATCGCTCTCCGTACGCATGTCGGCGAGCGCTTGATTGACCTTGTAGATCTGCGAGTCGCTGAAGGTCGAACCCTTCAGGTTGTCGCCAATCGCACCAACGCCAGCAGCAGCTTGCTGCGCGAAACCGGCCGACTGCGCCAGCCTGCGATTGAGCTCGTCAATCACCGACGTGGGCAGGCCCGCCGCCTCCGCCTTGTAGCGCAACAGCTGATCGCGGGTCAGGCCCCAGGTGTCAGCCTGTTTGATCAGCGAGTCGGTGACCTTTTTCTGGCTGGCCGACAGCTGGGCATAGGCCGCCTGGGCGTCCGACGAGAAAGCCCGCACGTTCGCTTTCGTCGTGGCGATCGCCGTATTGCCCTGGTCGGTGTTGATGACCAGGTCAATAGAGGCGACGCCAAGGCTGGGGCCTTCAGTCGTCATGCGGTTAGGTCCTGTGGATTTCTTCGAGTGCGGCCTGCTCCATGACGCGGATCGCCGCCATCATTTCGTCGTAGGCCTCGCCGGCAAGACCGTTGCGGTCCAGCTCGTGAAACACGGTGTTGTAATCAAGGCTTGCTGGCCCG